TCAGGACTAGTGATGGTTATTAGATTTTGCAGGTAGTGATCAGGACTGGGAAGTAGCGGTGTCATGCATAACGTGAGCGTTTACCGTGACCATTAGCGGCACGGTTTTTACCTTGGATCATGAGACGTGTGTTACCATTTTTGGAATGAGAGACATCTTTACCGTCACCATTACCATAAGTGCCAAGTTCACGATTTTTTTTGTTTAACGCTGCACGTTTACCCTTTTGGGTCTCGGTACCATCATACGCTTTTTGATACGATTTGTAGTTACCGTTGGCGTATTTAGGTCCGCTGTACTTAGACTTTCGGGCCATACAACCTCCGCTGGACTAGTTCTGGATCAACAGTTGGCATAACAGACACCAACTTATCAAGTGGATTACCTTCAAAGGCAACACCACTGATGTCATTTTTGGCTAACCAGTCACAAGCTGCTTTGAGATCTTGTGTCGTGGCTTCACCAGATTTAATACGTGCGAGGAATTCAGATGTGACGAGATTGTGAAGCTCGTTAAACTGATCCTCAGTTGCTTTTTTCTTCATTTGTTAAAGACACAATTGGTACGATGTCATGACACAGTACCTCTACACGAGAACCGGGTCTAAACGTAAACCCAGCCTTCATAATCTCCGTACACTTAAGTGCACGTACTAGTTCGTAATCAAGCCGAAGCTTCTCCTCGTGTCGTTTAGCAATAGCTTTACACTGCTCAATCATCCCACCGTCAAGCGGTACTGAGAAGTTGAGCTGTGCACCATAGTTATTATTACGAGTGTAGCCTTGTGGCAACGTATCGTTTCCCATGTAAAACGGGGAAAACGTCATAGTTGTACCATTACAAGAATTACCCCCAGTAAACTGTTGTCTACTAGGGGCTCCATTGTTCTGGAATTGCACGGCTTGATTGGTAACATTGCCAGTTGCTGCCGCAATAGGCGATGCATTGTTGCTAACTGTTGGTTCTTCTGCTTTAACCGGAGTTATTGCGAGAAAACAGAGAGCGAGGTAGTAGTAGAGGTAGTGTCGATGTCTCGGGTGATGTCGATTGTTTCGATGATCCCCGCTGCTCGGGTCACAGTCTCCAGTTGAAACTGTTCGCCAGCTGTGGTCACCGACCAAGTAGTTGCGGAGTCGGTAATATCCCCGCTTGGGGTTACATTTGTTCCAGACCATGATGAGTATGCACCACCGTACACCTCAGTTGCAATGGTCTCAGTGATGGTTTGGGTGGTGGTAGTAGTGGATTGCATTGACCCCTGGGTGAACTGTGGGGTAACAGTTTGAGCTGCTGCAGGGGAAGCCAACAGCAACAGGAGAAGTAGTTTCTTCATTTAGGTGGCTCCGAAGTAGATTTTTTGGTGTCCATCCGACTAATTCCATACGAAGCTAGAGTGCCACTAAGCAAACTAGCGACGAAAGTGGGATCCATCTTTTGTAGCATTCCCATGTAGGAAGCTGTCAATACACCAGCACTCCAGACGAGCACAAGTGCCTTAACGATTTCGCTAAAGAACTCATTCAGGAAGCTCTTCGTTTTGTGCATTTTTCTTTTTCTTGGTTAGCAGTTTCTTGATAATTGGTTTCAAGACGCTAACTGTCTTTTTAAAGACTGCAGTAGCTGTAAGGGTGGCTGCAACTGAGACAGTAGCTGTCGTTGTAGCCGTAGCCAAGATCTCGTTACTAGGTAGGGGGACAGTAAGATCTGTACCCGGTACATCTACATAACGGACTTGAGAAGGTATTGGTGGTGGTTTAGGTGGCGGAGGTGGCTTAGGTTTAGGCTTCTCCGCCTTCTTTTCTTCAGAGGGTGTCGTACCCTTGACTCCCGGAGGTGGCCGAAGGTCGTTAGGAGGCACTACAAGCGGTTTGTACGAGGGTAAAGTAGCTCGTGGTACCTCCAGTACCGGAGTAGGTAATTGAGGGGCCTCAGGGAGCCTTAGAGACGGCAATACCGGCGGGGCTCCCAAGTCCATCAGACGTACTCAGTAATGTAAACTTTGCCGCTACCAGTCAATGCTTTAACAGCAACACTGGTGTTAGGTGGAACGTCAATCACAAGTCCTTCAGCCAGAAGCTTATCAAGGAAATGGTTGTCGTTTTCAAAAGCAGTAACTTCAGCAGTTAGAGTAAATGCAGTGTTAACAGTACCGTGAGTTATGGTGACAACAGCGCCGCTAGCAGTAGCGGTGAAATCTGCGCTAATAGTTGCATTAGCGTTAAGCGCATCACGGACGCTAGCAGCCACATTAGTAAGCGTCGTTGAAGCGGTGTCACTTTGGTCATCAGCAGTCACCTCATAGGTATGAGAAGTGCCGTCAACCACGACAGTCAGCTGATCGCCAACTTCGTAGAAACCAGACAGAGTGACCGTAC